AAAGTCCGCCAAGCAAAGAAAGTATCCAAAAAGAAACAGAACATCAAGAAAAAACACAAAATGAAATAAAAGAATCAGCAAAAGAGTTGGGTGTAGATCCTGAATATATTGATTACATTGAAAAGAAAATGAACGAAAGAAAAAAAGGAAAGCCCTCGCAAATAGAATCTGCTGTAGCTGGAATAATGAAAATTAGAAAAGAGCAGAACTTACCGGTGGGTCCTGAAATAGAAGCTATGATGACAAAAAGAATGCAGAGCTACTACTTATATCAAGCTATGAGTCATAGAGCATACAATCAAAATTTAGAATCTCAATACTTTGGAAATGATAGCTACAGTGTTAAAAATGGAAAGATAGCTATTTCTGAATCAGATGGGGTTGATAAAATAGCTTGGCCTAAATTTGAATTTAATTTAGGATTTTCTGCAACTGGTAGAAGTGCTAATGCTGGCGGCGGTAGATTCCAAAACTCTGATGTTGGTGAACCTGCATTTAAAAAATGGGCACCCGCTTAGTATGAAAACTCAACTACTCTGCACATTCACCCCTAAGAATATCTTAGATGATACATTAGAAATTATCATAGCATGCAATGATATACTCTATAGTAAGATTTATGTATTTGAAAATGGTAACGATATGTCGCAGTTAATTTGCACGTATAATGTTGAGTATGATCCTGATAATCATCCCGAAGATATTCAAAATACTATTTCCCTTCATAGAAAAAAGCAGAGTAATACTCTTTACACAATCAATGCACTTAACGAAGTCATCAGAGAGCTTAATGGCGGTGTATTAGATAAAAGATTTCCTATTCCGTGGGATGAATATTACAACAGTCTATTGCTCACAAATGATACGGGACTTAACAGAATACCTACTAAGATACATTCTATAATAGATGTAAATAAATGGGAAAATAAATAAAATAAAATTGTATTTCACTATTACATGTGATATATATTAATGGTTACGATGAGTGTAACTAACAAATAACAAATAAACAATAAAATAAGGAGAGTAAATAATGGATATTAATTCTATTCGTAAGCGTCTTAATCAATTACAAACCACAAACAATAGGACTTCAAATCTTTGGAAACCACAACCAGGCAAACAGGTAATTCGTGTTTTACCATATAAACATAATAAGGATAATCCGTTCATTGAGTTGTTCTTCCATTTTGGTTTGAATAACAAAACCTATTTATCACCAATCACATTTGGTCGTCCTGATCCGATTGAAGAGTTTGCTCAAAAACTTAAAACAAGCGGAAACAGAGAAGAGTATCAGATGGCTCGTAAATTGGAAGCTAAGATGAGAACCTTTGCTCCAGTAATCGTTCGTGGTGAAGAAACACAAGGTGTTCGCTTTTGGGGTTTTGGTAAGACGGTTTATCAAGAATTACTTTCAGTAATCGCAGATCCAGACTATGGTGATATTACAGACGCAGTTAGTGGTCGTGATATTTCAGTTGAGTTCATTACTGCTGAAGAAAGTGGTGCTTCTTTTCCTAAGACTTCAATCCGTGTTAAACCTAATCAATCACCTATTGTGGAAGATAAGGCACAGATGGAGAATATGTTAGAAAATCAGAAGGATATTACTGAGTTATATCAGGAACTATCTTACGAAGAACTAACAGGTGTTCTGAACAACTGGTTAAATCCTGATGATGCAGAAACAACTGAGGTTAAGAAAGAAGCGGCTCCTAAATCAGTAGTAGCAGCTTCCGCAGCAAATTCTAATGTTGAAGATGCTAGTGCTGCTTTTGACGATCTATTCAATAAGTAAATAAAGTGTAGTGGGTGTTGAAGCCAACACTAATAAAACCGAGTGTGTAAAAGAGGTTCGCCCCTTACAAAGCCGGACACACCCACTATTTAATTAGGAGATTATATGTCAGTTAAAGATGACTTAGCAGGAGTTCTTGCAGACTCATTAAATAAAAAATTCAAAGATTACAAGGTTGCTTATTTCTTAGATGGTGCTCAACCGACACCAACAGATATCAAAGAGTTCATTTCAACAGGTTCAACAATGTTAGACCTAGCAATTTCAAATCGACCAAATGGTGGTATTGCAGTTGGTAGGATTACAGAGTTGAATGGTTTGGAAAGTAGTGGTAAATCATTAGTTGGTGCTCATCTACTTGCAGAGACACAAAAGAAAGATGGTGTCGCTGTTTATATAGATACAGAGACAGCGGTAAGTGAGGAGTTCTTAGGTGTTATAGGTGTTGATATGAATAAGATGTTGTATCTACACTTAGAAACCATTGAGGATATCTTTGAGGCTATAGAAGAAATAGTAACTAAAGTAAGAGAATCAGATAAGAATAGGTTAGTGACTATCTTAGTAGATTCATTGGCTGCTGCTACAACTAAGGTTGAGTTAGATGCTGACTTTGACAAAGATGGTTGGGCTACTTCAAAGGCTATCATCATATCAAAGGCTATGAGAAAGATTACTCAGATGATTGGTAGACAAAGGGTTGCTTTAGTATTTACAAATCAATTGAGAGTAAAGTTAGGTGCTATGTTCGGTGATCCTTATACTACTTCGGGTGGTAAGGCTCTACCATTTCACGCATCAACTCGTGTAAGACTAAAGAATAAAGGTCAGATAAAAGATACCAAAAAGAATGTAATTGGTATGACTATTCTGGCACAGGTAATCAAAAATCGTTTGGGTCCTCCATTACGAAAAGCTGAATTTCCGTTATACTTTGAGAGCGGAGTTGACGATGAAGGTAGTTGGTTACACGTTCTTAAAGAACATAAGATTGCAAAAGTTGGTGGTGCTTGGTATACTATGGAAGATCATGAAGGTAATGAAATTAAATTTCAATCCAAAGATTGGGCTGAAAAGCTAGAGGATCCGGAGTTTAAGGAACATTGTTACAAAATGATTTGCGATAAGGTTATACTGAAATATACTAAAGCTGATTTAGGAATTGATGATGTAGAGATTACCAATGAGGTTTTAGGTGACTAATGCTAAATACTTATCTATACTTGAAGAAATAAAGCAAAAAGGTGGTGATTCAGCATCAGAAACTGCTAATGATAAAGTATTGATTATAGATGGCTTAAATACATTTATAAGATGTTTTAGTGCTATACCAACTCTCAACGATGACGGTGCTCATGTTGGGGGAATAGTTGGTTTTCTAAGGTCAATAGGATATGCTATAAGAACAATCAGACCTACCCGAACTGTCATAGTATTTGATGGTAAAGGTGGGTCTAACCGCCGAAAGAAATTATTTCCTCAGTATAAGGCTGGTAGAAATATGTCTGAAAGATTAAATCGTTCTTATGATTTCAACAACAAAGAAGATGAACACGAATCAATGATTATGCAATTGACGAGGGTTATTGATTACTTAGATTATCTTCCTATCACAACGATTACGATTGAGAACATAGAGGCTGATGATACGATGGCTTATGTAACTAAGCAAATTCTAAAAACATCAAAGATAGTTCTAATGTCTACAGATAAAGACTTTCTTCAATTAGTAAATCATAGAGTATCGGTTTGGTCTCCTACAAAGAAAAAGATGTATGATCCTCCTAAAGTTTTAGAGGACTATGGAATACCATCACATAATTTTGCTGTCTATAGATCTATAGATGGAGACAAGTCTGATAACATAAATGGAGTTCGTGGATGGGGATTGAAAACTATTCAAAAAAAGATTCCACTTTTACTCGAAGATAAGATACTTAATATAGATGACATTATTAAAGAAGATGAAAAGCTTAAAGAAAATGAAGAAATATTAAGAAGAAATTACCGGTTGATGCAACTAGAAGAGGTAGATATCAGCACTTCTGCTAAAACTAAAATCTTAGATAAAATCAGAGAACCTATAAATAGACTAAATAAAATGCAATTTCAGAAAAAATTCATAGAGGATAGATTATTTGCTACACTTCCAAATATGGAGAGTTGGTTAGTTCAATGTTTTGCTAAGTTGAATCAAATGGCTGAGGGAACGTATGGGAAGAAAGAGAAAGTATAGTTCTGAGGCAGATAGAAAAGCTGCACAGAGAAGGTGGTCTATGGAATACTACCATAAGAACAGAGCAGTTCTACAAGCAAAGGCTAGGGAACGCTATCGTAAGAAAAAACAAATGGAAATTAAAGAAAAGAAAATGAAAGAATTATATGGCGAGTGAAAATTTTAATCAATTTGGTCCGACATTTCAATCAAAGATAATATCATCTTTACTAACGGACAATAAATTCATACAAACAATTAGCGATATATTAGAACCTAAATTCTTTGACTCAGATGCTAACAAATGGTTGACTAAAAGAATTAGCAAATACTTTTATGAGTTTAGAAAGGCTCCTACATTAGAAGTGTTGAAGATAAAAATTAATCAGATGGATGATGATATCCTAAAGGTTTCTGTTATAGACAATCTAAAAGAAGCTTGGAGAAATATAGAGGCTACTGATTTAGAATTTGTAAAGCAGGAGACTTTAGGTTTCTGTAAGAATCAGGTTCTTAAAGGCGCTATCATAGAATCAATAGATTTGTTAGAACAGAAGAACTATGATGAGATAAAAGTCAAAATTGATGAAGCTATGAAGGCTGGTAGCGAAAGAGATTTAGGTCACGATTATATCATATCATTAGATGCTAGGTTAAATGAATCCGTGAGGGAAACTATGCCAACTCCGTGGGATGCTGTAACAGATGTGATGGATGGCGGATTGGCAGGTGGTGAATTAGGTGTTTTGGTTGCTCCCGCTGGTATCGGTAAGAGTTGGTGTCTACAATCATTAGGTGCTCATTTAGTAAAGCAGGGTAAAACTGTTGTTCATTACACTTTAGAATTAAATGAGAGTTATGTCGGTTTAAGATATGATACAGTATTTAGCGGAGTCACAACTTCTAATATTAAATTCTATCAAGATGATGTTCAAAAAGTCATAGATGGATTAACAGGCAAATTAATAATTAAATATTATCCTACTCGTGCTGCTTCAGTAAATACTTTGGCTGCTCATCTGAAACAGATGGAAATACAGGAAATCAAACCTGACGTGGTTATAGTTGATTATGCTGATATTTTAAAACCAACCACATTCTATAAAGAGAAGAGGCATGCTACTGGTGAGACATATGAAAATCTTCGTGGTATGGCCGGCGAGTTTGATATTCCTGTATGGACTGCTTCTCAAGCAAATAGAAGTTCGTTAGAAGAAGAAGTGATTGATGCTAGTAAGGTTTCAGAAGATTATTCTAAGGTTATGACAGCAGATTTTGTTATGTCTGTAAGTCGTAAAGTAGAAGATAAGATTGCAAATACAGGTAGGTTTCACGTAATTAAAAATAGGTTTGGTGTAGATGGAATTACATTTCCAGCTAACATTAATACAAATACAGGTTTGATACAAGTGCATGAGGCTTCTACTGTTAGTGGTAAAGTAGCTCAAGGCAAGATGGATAACTCAGAAGAATATCTGCGCAAAACTTTATCTCAGAAATATAATGATATGGGCGGATTTGAGTAAATAAGATCTTGTATATATTATATTTAATATAGTGGAAGATAAAAAAAATAATAAGATAAGGGAAAAACTATGGAAAAATTTACATTAACGGATACATTTATAAATAAATACAAAAGAAAAAAAGCTCCGTTTGGTTTTAATGGTTTGGGTGAATTGGTTTATATGAGAACCTATTCAAGAATCAAAGAAGATGGAAAAAATGAAAGATGGTGGGAAACTGTAAGAAGAGTCGTAGAGGGAACATACTCTATGCAAAAAAATCACATTGATGGACATCAATTAGGGTGGAATCCGTGGCAAGCTCAAAAATCAGCACAAGAGATGTATGAGCGTATCTTCAATATGAAGTTCTTGCCACCTGGTCGTGGACTTTGGGCTATGGGAACAGCCATAACCGAA